GACCAGGGCGGCCAGTCCGCTGTAGTCGCGCACGGCGTAGAGGTAGATGTCGTCGCCCAGGGCGAGGCTCGAGAAGCTGCCATCGCTGTTGGCGGCGGGGTCCCAGTTGGCCCGCGAATCGAGCAGGAAGCCGAGGCCGTTACCGCCGATATTGAGCATCCCCTCCGGAATATGGAGGGTGTCGCCGGTGCCCTTCTCGATGTGGCCGAATAGGCTGGCAAAGCCGGCGGCCTGGGCGGGGATGATGAACTTGTCGCCAGTGGCCATTTACTGTGCTCCCTCGATGGTGGTGATCAGGCTGTCGACTTCTTCCACGGTGAAGCCGAGGCGGAAGATGGGGGCGCGCGGGTTTTCCTCTAGTCGGTACTGGTGGCGCTCGCCTTCCTCGTCTTGCATGACGCGATAGGCGGGCTCGGCGCCGTCGGGTTCCTCGCCCTCGGCCAACGCCCGGTCGAAGACATAGACGGTGGTGTTGTCGCGCAGGCCGCGCAGGAAAGCGAGGCCGCGGGCGATGTTCTCTTGCGTGGCCCATTTGCTGCCCAGGTAGCCGACGAGGTACTCCACGTCGTGCCGGGTCTGGATGATCTTGGGGTAGCCGTACATGGGTTAGATCTCCTCCATGGCGAGGGCGCCGTTGATGACGACGAGCTTGTGACTGGTGATGGGCATGCGGTTGTCCAGGGCAGCCTTGAGGCCGGCAGGGTGCACGGCGCGGTCGGTGCGGGTGCCGTCGCGGTGCTGCTGGCTGGTGGCGAGTTGCAGCATGCCCTGGGCGGCTTCGGTGGCGGCCGGGTGGGCGCGACTGGCCTCGTGCTCGGCGCGCTCGTCATCCACGTATTCGCGGGTGGCGAGCACCACGCTGGGATCGACCTTGAGGGTGACGGCGGCGGTGTCGCTGACCTCGAGGACGAAGCGCACGGTCTGGGTGCGCGAGCTGCCTTCGCTGAGCACCGGCTTGTAGGTCTCGGGGTAGTTGCCGTAGCCGATCAGGTCGCCGTCGACGTCATATATGCCGATCTCGCGGATCGTCCAGCCACCGACGTCGGGCGGCAGCACCTGCTCGACCACGATCCAGCTGGGGTTGTCGGGGTGGGTCTGGCTGGCGTTGATGGCCGCGCGGCGCACCTCGTTGACGAGTGATTCGGCGCTGCTATCCGGCGTAGGCAGGCTGCCGCCGCCGTCGCCGACGGCCAATTCGGTGATCTCGATCGTGCCGCCCAGGGCGACGGCATTAGCCAGCTTGTTCTGACCAACGTCCGTGAGCAGGGTGTAGAACTGGGGCATGCGTGGCTCCTCTCGCTATCAGAGCGGGTAAACGGTGGCGGTATCGATGCTGTCGGTGGCGGCGCCGAGATACATGAGCCCGGTGACCTCGGTCTCGGTGGCGACGAAGGGCATGACCGAGGTGACGTCGCCGTCGTAGGCGGCGGTGGCCACGTAGGTTTTGCCGCGGCTCTCGCCGGCGAGATCGAGTCCGACGATGTGGCGTGTCAGCGGCTTGGCGTCGTCGATGAGCCGCTCGAGCTCTGTGTACATGGCCTCGGTGATGCCGGTGTCGAGCACGCCGATGCGCAGCGAGAAGGTGCCGGGCGTGCCGGCCGGCTCGGTTTCCCACCATTCCACGACCTCGAGCAGATAGCCCAGCGGCTCGACCACCCGGCGCAGCGCCGAGATGGTGCCTTTCTTGCGATGCACATAGAACGCGGTGGCGATGACGTCGCGCTTGGCGGCCTCGGACCAGGCGGGATCCCAGCGGTCCACCGAGAAGGCCCAAGCCAGATAGGGCAGCAGGTGGGCCGGGCAGGTGGCCGGGCGCCACAGATCGCGCAGCGGTACCGGCACGCGCTGGATCTCGGCCAGTGCCTCGGCGGCGGCACGCTCGAGCGGCGTGCCGTTGGGCGGCAGCAGCGGCCGGCGATCACTCATCGCTGCCCCCGATCACGAGCTCGACGCCGGTGCAGTGGGCGGCCTGGGTATCGTCGAGCACGACGTCGGCGGCGGGCGCGGCGAGCTCGACGCGCTGAACCCCCTCGACGTGCAGGGCGGCGTGGATGGCAGAGATGCGGATGTCGCGGCCGAGGCGTCGCTGCTCGGTGATGTAGGTGGCGAGCGCCGCCTCGGCGGCCTCGAGGATGGGCTCCTGCTCGGGCCCCGGGTAGACGTAGAGGGTGGCGTCGATGGCGTAGTCGGTGATGGCGGCCGACTGCACGGTGAGGCGGTCGCCCACGGGGCGGATGTCCTCGGCGGAGAGGGCCTTCTCGACGATCTCGATCAGCTCGGCATCGGCGCGGCCGTTGCCCTCGGTGCTGAGCAGGGTGACCAGGGCCTCGCAGGGCTCGGGGCTGATGGCGGTGGCATCGGCCACGCGCCCATCGGCGGAGAGGGCGTGGTACTCGTAGGCGCCGCGCGGGCCGGCGACGCTCAGGCCCTCCCAGGCCTGCTGGGCGCGCAGGCGCAGGTCGTCGTCAGACTCATAGGTTGGCGGTACCGGCGGGGTGGCGTCGGGGTCGCCCTCGTCGATCACAAGGCGCTCGACCTCGTAGTTGGCCACCAGGTTGTCGAGGTCATCCTCGCGGGCGTAGGCGAGCATGACGGCCTTGGCGGCCTCGTTGACGCGCTGCCGCCAGACCAGTTCGCGGTAGGCCGACTCCTCCAGCAGCTTGGTCAGCGGCTCGCTTTCCAGCGCGAGGGTTTCCTCGACCTCAGTGCGCTGGCTGGCCGGTACCAGATCGAGCAGGCGCGCCTTGCGCTCGGCCAGCACGCTATCGAAGTCGAGCGCTTCGACGACCCGAGGCGCGGGGAGCTGGGAGAGATCGATGGTGCCGCTCATGCGATGGGCGCCTCCACGCGGATGGGCTGGCCGTCGACGGTCTGGCCGTCGATCTCGAGCGTGGCGCGGCCAGACTGGCTGGCCGAGACGCTACGGCGCACGGCGGTGACGCGGATGCGCGGCTCCCAGCGGATGATCGCCATCACCGCCGCGGCGTAGGCCTGCAGCAGCAGGGCGTCGGTGAGCGGCCGGTCGATCAGCTCGGGCAGCAGGCTGCCGTACTCGCGGCGCATGACGCGTGTACCAATGGGCGTAGTGAGGATATCGCGCCCGGACTGGCGGATGTGCTCGAGGCGTTCGAGGCGGCGGCCGGTGGTGGCGTTCATGCCTGACATGCTCAGCCCCCCGCGTAGACGTTGCCGGAGCCGGCGGCGACAGACGAGCCGCAGTCGACGGGGTCGCCGATGCGGCCAAGCTGGGCGCCGTTGGCGTAGACGCTGGAAGAGCCGGCGGCCAGGCTGCCGCCGTGGCAGCTGGGCACGCTGTTGCAGTGCGTGGCCCAGCCATCACCCTGGCGGTGCACGGCGATGCCGTTGGCATAGACGTTACCGCTGCCGCCGGTGCTGGCCCGGGGCGGAAAATCGCCGTGGCCGGTGCAGCTGTCGCCTTTGCGTGTCACTGCGGGCATGCGGTGTCCTCAGTTCAGGTGAATCTCGGCGCCATTCAGGCGGATGCCGCTTTCGTCCAGCTCCAGGGTGCTGCCGTTGCTGGAAAGCAGGATGCGGTCGCGGTCCATGGTGACGCGGCTGCTGCCGGTCTCGGCGATGTACTCGTGGGCGGCGCTGTCGTACTGAAACCGCGCGCCGTCGTCGAACTCGATCAGGTCGAGGTCGGGGTTGTCAGAGGGTGCAGAAAGCGCCGAGCTGTACAGCATGCCGGTGATCTTGGCCTGGACGAGATCGCCCCCGGGGCACGAGAGCACGACCTGTTGGCCCTTCCTCAGCGGCCGCCAGCGGCGATAGTTGCGGCCCATTTCGACGGGCCAGTCGAGCCAGGCAGTGGTGATCTCGCCCGCCCGACCCACCTGCACGCGCAGCTTGCGCGCGGAATGATCCACCTCGGCGATGGTGCCCAGGCGGACCAGGTTGTGGATCAGGCGCAGCAACTCGGCGGCGCTGTGCGATGCGGGGGATCGGCTCATGCGGCCATGCTGTGCGGGCCGCGCGCGCAGGGGTAGCGCCGGGCGTTGTACCGGCGGGGCGGGACAACAGCGGCTAGGTGAGGTGGTCGATCAGGCTGTCACGGATGAACTCGCGGTCCTCGCGGCTGACGCCGAGCAGGCGCCGCTCGGGGTAGTGGTGGGTGGGCCCGCCGGGCTCGACGCGGTCGCGCAGGCCGTAGTGGTGCACGCGGGCGATGCGGGCCACGCGGCCGATGAAGCTGATGGTCGCCGCCGAGGCGCTGCCCTTGGCCTTGAGGTACTTGGCGGTGCGTAGCTTCGAGAACATGGCCTTGCGGCGGATGCTGCCGCTCTGGCCGCGCAGGGTGGCACGCGGCTCGTAGGCGGTGCCGTCGGGGTTCTGCTGGGCCTTGATGCGTTGCCGCTGGTTGATGCGCAGCTGCCGGGCGATCTGGCGGGCGAGGCGGGCGCGCTCGCGGGGTTCGATTCGCTCGAGCAGCGGATCGACCCAGTCCTCCAGGGCGCGCAGATCATCCGCCATCGGTTGGGCTCTCCCACTCGCTGGCGAGCCGGTAGTCGTCGTCGCCGGGGGCTTTGACGTGCAGCTGCCAGCTGAGTGCCGGGCAGGCCTCGATGGGGTAGGCGGGCATGCGGTGCTCGGCGTTGATGGTGCCGGCGTCGCAGTCCACCAGGGCGACGACGCGCTCGGTGAGGCGCACCGTCAGGGCGAGATCCCACGACTGATTGCTGAGGATCTCCGCTTCGAGGCGAATGGCCTCGTCGGGCTCGAGGTCGGGCTGGTAGCGGCTGAGCCACTGCAGCAGCGGGATCATGAGCGTGTCGAGAGAGCCCGAATAGTCGGTGACGACGAGCTGGGCGTCGACGCGGTACTCATGGCTCAAGTGCTGGCCGCGGGCGAAGGCGATGGTGCCGTCCTGCACGAAGGTGAGCAGCTTTTCCGGACCGCGCTTGAGCTCGGGCACGGCGTCGATCAGGTGCTTACGCAGGGCGTGGAGCTTGTTCACTTGTCGACCTCATCCAGGAAGTTGCCGCGCTTTCCCTTGATCTGGCCGACGATCTTCTCGCCGCTGCGCCCGGCGATGTAGCCGCCCACGCCGAGGGTCATCAGGTTCCACAGCGCCTCGGGCAGCTCGAGCTGCAGGCCGACGCCGAACATCGCGCCGAGGTAGGGGGCGAGCAGGTAGTTGTTGGCGACGATGGCAACGATGGTGAGCATCAGCACCGGGCGCCAGTTGCGCTGCGCCCAGCTTTCGCCGGTGGCCTCGGCCAGGATGATCTTCATCTGTGCCTGCAGGGCGGCGTCCTGCTGGTCGATCAGGCGGCGCTGGATCTCGGCCTTGAGGCGGTTGGCTTCGTCCTTGTCGGTGACGGCCTTGTCGATGACGTCGAACATCGGGCCGGCGACGGTGCCGAGGATATTGCCGATCAGTTTCATGCGGCGCGCTCCAGGTCGTGGCTGTGCCGCCGATGGGCGGCGGCGAGCTTGGTGTCGTAGTCGTTCTTGGCGTAGGCGGGGCCGTTATAGCGGCGGGCGAAATCGCGCCAGTCGTGCTCCTTCAGGGCGCGGTGCAGGGCGCGGTCGGCTTCGATGAAGCGCACGAAGGCCTCGAGCTGGCGGGCTTCGCTGTGCGCCATGGCGTTGGCCCAGTCACCGACAGTGCGGTAGCCGAGCCGCTCCCAGTGGAATCCCATGATCTGGAATAGCCCCCAACTGGCGGATTCGATGGCAGAGGTGGGGTGCAGGTAGGCGGCCTGGTCGAGCCGGTCGTGCTCGCGGTGGCCGCCGATGTAGCCGCCCGGCTTTGCGTTGACCAGGCTGGGATGGCTGCGCTCGTACTCGACGGGGCTCACGCCGTGGTGCTCGAGCCGGCGGCGCATGATGTGGCGCTCGAAGAGGATCACCGGCTCGCCATTGCGTGGGCCGCCGTGGTGCATGCCCACGCCGCGGCTCTCGACTTCGTTGACGGCCATCACCGCGGCGAGATCGACCTCGAGGGTCTCGGCGGCGCCGACCAAGTCGATCTGGCGCAGGGCTTTGGGGTCGTCGCCTTGGGTGAGGGCGCGGCGCGTCTTGCGGCCGACCACGCCGTCGATCACCAGCCCGTGTTCGCGCTGGAAGCGGCGCACGGCGGCCTCGGTGGCGGGGCCGAATACGCCGTCGATGGCCAGGTCGAGGCCGTGGCGCGCGAGATCGCGCTGGATGGCCTCGACGGGGTAGCCGGTGTCGCCGTGGCGAATCAGGGTCATGGCTCGCGCTCCTCCAGATCGGTGACGCGCTCGCCCAGCCGCTGGACGTCGCGCTTGAGGTTGCCGATTTCGCGGTCGGCGTCGCTCTTGCGGTAGTAGAGGTTGCTCCAGTCGCGCAGCTCTTTTCGCAGCTCTTCGATGAGCTGGCCTTGGTAGGCGAGGCGCTCTTGCAGCACGGCGGTATTCTTGCCGAGGTTGACGAGCTCGAGCCCGGCCCAGCCGAGCAGGGCGACGAGCAGTATCTGAATGCCGGTTTGCAGGTGTCGCTCGAACATGGTCGGGTTTCCGTCGGTCCGGGGCATGCGAGTCCTTATCAGCTCCAGAGGTTGATGGTGTCATTGCGCTCGGGCTGAGGGGCGGCCTCGGGCAGGGTGACGGCGTGGCCCTCGGGCAGCACCGGACCGAGCTCGGCCAGGCCCGGGTTCAGCGCGAGCGCCTGCTCGGTGACGGCGGCCGTGGCGCGCAGATGGCGGTGGCAGAGCGCGTCGAGGGTGTCGCCTTGTTGGGCGCGTACCGTGATCGTCATCAGATCAACTCCACCGTGGTGTGGGTGCGTCCGGTGAGCTCGGCGATGGCCCAGCGCGCGTCGGCGCGCACGTCGTCAGCGGCGAGATCCTTGGCTTCGCCGCGCTCGTCGCCCTCGGCGGTGGCGGAAACGTCGCGGTAGCGCTCGAGCAGCTCGGCGTGGGCCTGGCTGTACACGGCGCGGCGGTAGAGCTGGGCGTGGTGGCCCTCGATGTGCCAGGGCTCTAGGGGAATCTCCGCGACGGTGGCGATGCCCTCGGCCTGCTGCTCGAGCTGGTAGTCGGCGAGCTGGCGGTTGACGTCGGCCATGGCCACGCGCAGGGCGTGCAGCAGGCGGGCGTCGGTGACGGTGCCGTCGATGCGCTGCACGTCGCGGAACTCGGTCGGTGAGACGGCAGGCCAAAAGCCGTTGTTGGCCAGCTCTTCGAGTGGCGTTTCGGCGGTTCCGGTACCGGCGGCGATGAGGGACATGGCGGCGTCTCAGATAAGAAGGGGGTGGGCCGGGATCGACGAGATGGGGCGTTTGGCCCGCTCTCCCCCGGCGCCCCCTTGGCGTCGGCGTACGACTCGGTGTCAGCCCTGGGCGGTGTCGCCCTGGGCGGTGTCGCCCTGGGCAGCGTTCTTCAGCTCGCGCTCGAGCTTTTCGATGTCCTTCTTCACGCCCACGCGCTCGTTGAGGGCGAGGGCTTCCTGGAGGTGATTCAGCGCTTCCGTCGGGTATCCGCCTGCACGGAAGGCGTAGCCGAGGGCCTTGTGCAGCTTGGCGCGAATCTCGTCGTGCATGTCGTGGTCGTCGGTGATGCGCCGTGCGCGGACGAGGATGTCGACCAGGGCAGGGGCGTCGGCGCCTTCCTCGGCGAGCATGCGCAGGGCCTGGTCGGCGATCTCCTCGGCGATCAGGCTGGGGGTGTCGCGCTCGTAGCGGTCGGGCGTCTGCAGGTTGTGCTTCATGGCGTACTCGGCGATGTCCAGGGCGTCGGCGAGGTCGCCGGTATCGATGCGCCACACCAGGGCGGTCATCAGCACGTCGTCTTGGGCGCCGTTGCCGGCGGCCAGAACGCCCTCGATGTAGGGCGTGAACTCGGGCAGCAGCTCGCGCTTTTTCTCGATCTTGGCCTGGACGGACTTGATGCCCTTGAGCGTGCGGCGGGCTTCCCAGAGAACGGCGGCCATCAGCTCGTACTGCTCGCCGTTCTGGGGGAGTGTGGGCTCGGCGGCCCCCGCCGCTTTCGCGGCGCGGGCACGCTGGTAGTGCTTGCGGGCGGGGCTCAGCATGTCGGATCCTTACTCGGCGAACTCGATGTTCTCGACCACGCAGCCGAACCCGTAGTCTTCGACGACATAGGCGTCGTTGCTTGACTCGTAGTTCTCGATGCGGTTGCGCTTGGGGTTGTCGAGAATGTGCCGACGGCGCGAGCCGCGCTGCCAGTACATGGAGAGGTTGGCCAGCGAGGTGATCAGCAGGGTGCCGTCGGGAACGAAAGGCACCCGCACCGCCTGCAGGCCGCCGACACGCTTCTGGCTGATGATCAGATCGAGGGCACGCGCTTCGGTGGGCGTCTCGGCGTGCTGCTGAATCAGCGGGAAATATTTGTCGGCCAGAAGCTGGCGGCCCATGATCGCGACGAGATCGGTGCTCTCGCGGTGCCAGGGATCGACCATCTCGTTGACGGCGTCGAACACCAGGGCATCGAGGTTTTTGTAGTCACCTGAAGGTCCGATGACGACCTTGCCGGCCGTGGCACCTTCGGTGAGCACGCGCTCTGAGGAATGGTCGCGGTACTTCTGCAGCCAGCCCTTGTTGACGTCCTGCAGCATGGGGTTGGCGCCGCGGTCTGTCTCGGTGGCAGCGGAAGTGCCGTTGAAACCGATCATGATGCGGTCGAGTGCCTGCTGGCGAACGATGGCGTTGCGCACCCGGGTCTGGAAATCGCGAAAGCGCGACCAGGCGTCGAGCTGAGCCCAGCGGATGTAGGTATCGAACTCGGTCGACACACACTCATAGGTGGCATCGGTGAGTTCTGACACGTCGCGCGGTGAGCGGTCATTGGCCGTGACATCCGTGCGCCCGGCGATGGGGCCGGTAACGCCCAGGCCGATCTTCTGGCCCTTGAGCTCGTCGACGCCGACCACGTTGATGCGGCCCAGGAACTCGGAGCTCTCCTGGATGCGGCTTTCCAGCGTCTGCTGGACGCTGGGCTCTACCGCGAACTGCTCGGCCGCCGAGGTGACGCCGGAGAGATGCGCGACGCGTTCGCGCATCTGGTTGAATTGCTTGCGGGTATCGTTGCGCATGGGGTGGTGATCCTCAGCAGTCGGTCAGTTGGGCGTCGCCACCGCCGGTAGCCGGCGTGCGGGGCGGGGTGTCCGGGGTTTGGTCGAGCTTGGTGTAGAGCTCGTCGAGCTTGGCCTTGGTGGCCTCGTGGGCCTCTTTCAGCTCGTTGAACGCCTCGGCGGTGGGGCGTGCTTCGAGATCGGCGGCCAGGGCGCTGTGCTTTTGCACGAACAGCTCGAGGGTCTGCTCTAGCTCGCCGCGGAAGGCGGCGAACCCTTCCTTCGTCTTGGCGTCGTGCTTCCTGAACAGCGCCTTAACGCGGTCGGCCAGGCTCGGGCCCTGGTCCGCCGGCGGCGTGGCGTCGGAGAAATCGAGCTCGGTTTCCACCGCCTCGGAGAAGAGGTTGTCGGGGTGCTGCTTGCGCGCAGCGAGCGGCGACTTGTCGCCGGCGCCGCGGCTGAACTGCAGCATCTCGGTGCCGAGGCTCGCAGGGGAGTCGGTCACCGCCAGGCCCTCGAGGTAGGCTTCGCCGGTGTCGGCGAACTTGGGGTTCACCTCGATGCTGGTGTAAACCTTCTGGCGCTGCTTGTTGATCTCTTTCAGCCGCTCGGTGGGGTCGAGCTGCACGAACAGCGCGAGCTTGCCGTCCTCGACCTCTTCGGCCTTTGCGGCGATGACGTCGCCCAGGGCGCCGAAATGGCTGTCAGCCCCCAGGGCGCGCATGTGCTCCATCCACACGCGGGCGCCGTACTTCTTGGGGTCGTAGTTGTCGGCCATCTGCTGGATCCACTCGCGTGAGATCTCGCGGCCGTCTGTCGTGGCGCCTTGTGTGGCGACGCGGAACCATTTATCCATGTGGGGCCTCGGTGCTGGCTGGTCGGCAGTCGGTCTTTAGTGCTAGTGCCGTCAGGTTCCGCGCGCGGCGTTGCGGGCTCAATGCGGGGGCGTTGTGCCGGCGGGGCGGGACAACATGCCCGCCACGGCGCGATTTACGCGCGCGGGTACGCTGGCGGCATGACAACCGTGCCCCCCGACACCCTGGATTCACCGCGCGTCACCGCCCGCCATCTCTATTGGCAGGGGTGGCGCATCGCGCGTATCGCCGAGCTGCTCGGCGAAAAAGTGAAGACGATCCATAGCTGGAAACGCCGCGACGACTGGGACAGCGCCACGCCCATCGAGCGGGTCGAGGGCGCGCTCGAGGCGCGGATGGTCCAGCTGATCGGCAAGGATCCCAAGGAGGGGAAGGACTACAAGGAGATCGACCTGCTGGGCCGGCAGATCGAGCGGCTGGCCCGGGTGCACAAGTACAGCGAGACCGGGCGCGAGGCGGACCTGAACCCCAACATCAACGCCCGTAATGAAGCCCCGCGCCGCAAACAACGCCGCAACGCCCTCGACGAGGAACAGATCGAGCAGCTCAAGGCGGCGTTCCTCGAGACCTGCTTTCAGTACCAGCTCACCTGGTATGAGGCGGGCCAGAAGCACCGCATCCGCAACATCCTGAAGTCACGCCAGATCGGCGCGACCTTCTTCTTTGCCCGCGAGGCGATCGTCGACGCCTTCGAGACCGGCAGGAACAAGATCTTTCTCTCGGCGAGCAAGGCGCAGGCGCACATCTTCAAGAGCTACATCGTCCAGTTCGTGAAGGAGGTGTGCGACGTCGACCTCAAGGGCGACCCGCTGATTCTCGACAACGGCGCCGAGCTGCACTTCCTGGGCACCAACTCGAAAACCGCTCAGGGCTATCACGGCGACGTATACCTCGACGAGTATTTCTGGATTCACCGCTTCCAGGAGTTCCGCAAGGTCACGTCGGGCATGGCCATGCACAAGAAGTGGCGGCAGACCTACTTCTCGACGCCGAGCTCGCTGGGCCACGAGGCCTACCCGTTCTGGTCGGGCGATCTGTTCAACTCTCGCCGGCCCAAGGCCGAGCGGCAGGAGTTCGACGTGAGCCACGCCGCCCTGGCCGAGGGGGCGCTGTGCCCCGACGGCCAGTGGCGGCAGATCGTCACCGTGGAGGACGCCATCGCCGGCGGCTGCGACCTGTTCGACCTCGAGCAGCTGCGGCTTGAGTACAGCGTCGACGAGTTCAACAACCTGCTGATGTGCCAGTTCGTGGACGACAGCCAGTCGGCGTTCCCCCTGGCGATGGTCCACCCCTGCATGGTCGACAGCTGGGAAGAGTGGGACGACTACCGGCCGTTCGCGCCTCGCCCGGTGGGCGACCGCGGCGTGTGGATCGGCTACGACCCCACCGGTACCGGCGAGGATGGCGACGGTGCCGGCCTGGTAGTGGTGCTGCCGGCGCGCACCCGTGATGAGCGGCACCGCATCCTCGAGCGGCACAGGCTAAAGGGCGAGGACTACGAGGCCCAGGCGGCTTTCATCAAGAGCTTCCGCGAGAAGTACAACATCGAGCATATCGGCATCGACATCACCGGGCTGGGCGAGGCAGTGGCCGAGCACGTGGAGAAGTGGTTCCCCACCCTAGTGCGCTTCCGCTATGACCCGGCGGTCAAGGGCATGCTGGTGATGCAGGCGCAGCAGATCATGCGGAAAAACCGACTGGAGTTCGATGCCGGTTGGGCTGACATGGCCCAGTCGTTCATGGCCATCAAGAAAGAGCTGACCCCGAGCGGGCGCCAGTGGACCTACAACAGTGGGCGCAGCAAGGCGACCGGCCACGCGGATCTCGCGTGGGCCACCATGCACGCCCTCAGTCACGAACCTATCGACGGCCCGGAAGAGACAGGCACCGGGCAGTCCATCATGGAGATGTCAGAATGAGCGAGACCATTACCGCCAAGCCACGCGTGCGCGTGCCGGCCTACCGGGCCGAAGAACCCGGTGCCGTGTCAACCGAATCGGGCAACCTGTCAACGGGAACGGCGGAGGCGTCACGCTCGCACATGGAGGCGTTCACCTTCGGCGATCCCGAGCCGGTGACCAGCATGCGCGACATCTGGTATGAGGGCGTCTGGCTCTCGCCCGACGAGTGGTATGAGCCGCCGATCCCGCTCTCGATCCTGGCGCAGAGCTACCGCGCCACCGCACACCACGGCAGCGCCATGCAGGTGAAACGCAACATCTTGCTTCGCACATTCGAGCCCCACCCTCTGCTGAGCCGGCAGGTATTCAGCGGCCTCGCCCTCGACTACCTGGTGTTCGGCAACGCCTACCTCGAGGACGTGCGCGGCCGGCTCGGGCGGCGGCTGCCGTTCCGCCATCTGCGCGCCAAATATGTTCGCCGCGGCGGCATCGAGGCTGACCGCTACTGGTGGGTGCCCAATTACCTGGACCGAGTCGAACTCCCCCAGGGGCGGGTGATCCACCTACTCGAGCCGGACATCGATCAGTCGATCTACGGCGTGCCCGACTACATCGGCAGCCTGCAGTCGGCCTGGCTCAACGAGAGCGCGACGCTGTTCCGGCGGCGCTACTACCTCAACGGCAGCCATGCCGGGTTCATCCTCTACGTCAACGACCCCGCCCAGGACCAGAAGGACATCGACGAAATGCGCCAGGCCCTGAAGAATTCAAAAGGACCGGGCAACTTCCGCAACCTCTTCCTGTATTCGCCCAAGGGAAAGAAGGACGGGGTGCAGCTGATCCCTATCAGTGAGGTGGCCACCAAGGACGACTTTCTCAACATCAAGAACATCACCCGGGACGACCAGCTCGCCGGCCACCGGATCCCCCCGCAGTTGATGGGCATCATCCCCATGAACACCGCCGGATTCGGCGATGTAGAGAAAGCCGCTCGCGTGTTCGTGGCCAACGAGCTCGAGCCGCTCCAGGAGTCAATGAGGGAGATCAACGAGATCGTCGGCGAAGAGGTCGTGCGCTTCCGGCCCTACTCCCTGCAGGCCGAGAGCGTTTGA